GTTTTTAGCGCTTTTTGTCCGGCGTATCCATCGTGCGTCAACGTGACATACTCTGCGACTACAGGATGCCACAGACCGCAGTAGTACCGACACCGTAGCATCGTCTTGCCACTATTCCTGCTCGTGTACACGTCCCATTCCCATTGGTCGACGGGGACCTCCTCGGGCTCCATGCCCATAATATCCACGTTCGAGCGGACTAGGTCTTGGCGTTCGATTTTTGGAAACTCATATCCACAGCTCGGGCACACCCGGACGCTAGCATGCACGATTTCTCGGCACTCGGGGCATGCCTTAGCCGGCGCCTCGCCGTCACCATCGCCAGCCTTAGAAGGCGGTTGGACATGCGTAATAGGCCCATGGCGCATGATGTTGCCGGCAAAATCCAGCACTAAACAATGGTCCGTATGGCTTTTTAATCGCATTCCCCTGCCCGCCATCTGCACATACAGCACCGGTGATTGGGTCGGCCGCAACATCGCTATTAGGTCGATATCGGGATAATCGAATCCAGTCGTTAGGACGTTAGCATTGGTCAACGCCCGGAGCTTGCCGGACTTAAATTCGGCTAATAGTCGTTCCCGCTCGGCCTTCGGCGTCTCCCCGGTCACGCATGCTGCGGGGATGTCCTTAGATATCAGCTCGTCGGCAACGTCCTGGGCGTGGTGAACGCCGGCACAAAAAAACAGCCATGCTTTCCGGTCGCCAGCTAACTGGAGGACCTCGTCAACGATGGTGGTGTTGTTTTTCGCAGTGTTAACGGCTCGTTCCAGCTCGCCCTTAGCATAGTCACCGGCGCGTATGGTGACGCCGGTGGTGTCTAGGTGGGCGTCTGTTAGCTTGCTCTTTAACGGGGCCAGGTAGCCGCCGGTAATCAACTCGATGATGTCGACGGGCTCTAAGATCGCGTCAAATAGCGCCGGTGCGTCGGTGATTAGCCCGTGTCCCAATCGATACGGTGTAGCTGTCAACCCGATGACGCGCAGGGCTGGATTGATCTTGGACAAGTCGTTGATTAACTTGCGATAACGCCCTTGATTTTTATGGTTTACTAAATGAGCCTCGTCAATCAGTATGATATCGATATGCCCCAATTCGGCTGCGCGCCTGTCAACGGACTGGATCCCGGCGAAGGTAATAGGCCAGCCTAGCTGACGCTTGCCGATTCCGGCCGAGTAGATCCCTAGGGGCGCGTGATGCCAGTGTTGGCGCATTTTTTCGGCGTTTTGTTCGATCAATTCCTTCACGTGTGTCAACATTAAGATCCGCTGGTGGGGCCAGCGTGTGAGCACATCTTGGCAGAACGCCGCGATAACATGGGACTTGCCGGACCCTGTCGGCATGACGATGCAGGGGTTGCCGTCGTTGCCGTCAATGAAGTACTGATACACCATATCTATGGCGCGTTGTTGGTAGTCGCGGAGTTTCATGCCCCTACTCCCGCTTTCCCCAGCCCGCACACGCGACCGGATCTGCTAGTAATTCCTCGCTACTAAACACCCGCTCCCCATTGATTTCGCCGGGCTTGCCGTTTAGCACCGTCTCCCCGGACGGTAGCTTATAGCGCGCAACAAATTCGCTCGGACCATCGAGCAGCTCCCAGCCGGCGAACGCCATTATATCGGGATGCAGCACATGCCCCGGATCGTGCCCATATTGTGCGTCGACGGGGATGGTCTGCCGCCACCGCTCGGAAAACCAGGTCCCATCATCGCGAGGCGTGCTGGTGGCATCAGTGCGGTAGTTGATCTTGATCCTAGCTAGCAATGGATCTGTTGATTCCCGCTGCGGTATCAACCGGTCCCAGTGTTCGCCCGTTGCGGACTCGGGAAAATAAACAGCGTAATAATCGCTGTATTTGACCCGCCAGTCTGACGGATTGTTGATCGCCCGGTCCGGGATCCGGTCAGCCAGGGCGATGCGCTGCCCCCGCTCGATATAGTACCGTGCCACGGCGGCATCGTACTTAACTCGCTCTGTATATATCTCGTCGTTGTCTTTACACACCGCGATAAATAAGCAGCGGTCAATCCCGGTTCCGTTCATGTAGCATTGCACCTGCACCCAGTATTCAGGGTTGCTTTTTTCGAGACCCTCTTTGTTTAGCGTAGCAAACTGGCTTTTACTAATCGTTTTAATCTCGAGTAGATGCGGCTTTTTGGGCGCCTCTGGAACACCGGACATGATAATGCCGTCGCAGGACCCTTCGACGTGGGCGCCAAAATTTAGCTTACGCTGGCTCCAACCGGTTTCGCGCACGTCCATGCCGGCGGCTATCAGATCAGCTACGACGGTTTCCTCTTCGCGGTGCCCCCGGCGAAATAGCCGCAAGATCCGACCCGAAAAAAACGGTTGAAAAGCCCACCGGAAAGCAAGCCAGATCTCCGCCTCGTCGGCCTTACCTAGCTGGCTGACCCCCATATGCGGCCGGGGCTTTGACGTCGCATTTTTGGCCTCGTGGGCCCGATTGATCGCGTTGATCGTCGTGTGTATCGGTTCCGGTATTTTTGCCATTTCTAACCCCTCCTATGTGGCCGCTTACGGCGGCCAGTCGTTAAGCTGTCACCTCTCCCAGGGCGCCTTTCCAGGGGCAGGGGTTACCGGGGCGGCCGGTGGCTTGGGCGCGGCGAATGCCGGGGCGGGGACAACACTACCCGTGATGGCCCCGTATCCCGACACCGTATTTTCGTTGCCGTTGGCATCCCCGTACTCGGGGTTTTTGCTTTTAATTACCTTGACTTTCACTAGCATCTGGCGATTGATTAGTTGGTCGGTGTCGGTCAATTGCGTCAGCCCCAGGGCCGTCATGATGCTGCGTAGTTCCTTACGCCCGATGCGTTCGGCGTCGGCGTTGCGATTTTGGATATTGATATGTTTGAATAACACCCTGCCTTGATACGTCGGGCCTAGGACATCTAAGCGTAGCTTAATCAACTGCCCATCGCCCGCCCGGGTGGGTTGAATGTCGGCCTGGGTGATGCGGACATGGTAGTCGCCCGCAGGGAGTGACATAAAATCCCCGGAGGACTCGTCATCGGGTAAATCATTGATATTGTAGGTTTGGTTTAGCTTTGCCATTTTTTTACTCCTTAATTGCGTCAGATAGTTCCCTCAATTCGACACACGTCGTCGCCATTATTTCGCCCCCTTGCGCTCGATTTTGAAGCTCGGTCGGCCGGCCTTAGCCGTTATCGCCGATGCCAAAGGCGCGGTGATGGATGCGTCCGCTGCTTCCCATTTTGCTTTATTTAGTTCCGGTTTCCACCGAAAAAGCACGTGCAGGTGGTCGAATAAACCGTGCTCGTGCGCTAGCTCTTGCAGCTTATCACCATCGACCTTCCTGCTGATGGATCCATTGACTTTGACGACGTATTCGCCGGATCTGGTCGTCGTAGTCGATTCGTCGGCGGTGTCCTTGCCGATTAGCTCAGTCAACCGATCCTCAATGGCCCGGCGTCGGTCTGCCGCGTCCCTTTCCGTTTGTTTTTCGTCTAGCCATTGTTGGGCTAGGATCTCTAGTTCGTTTATCATTCCTCTTCTTCCTCAAATAGCGCTATTGAATAGCGCGCTAAACCGCCGTTACTAGCTAGCAGTCGATAAGTGCCATAATCGGACAGATACAATTTAGCTGCCCCTAGATCTACGATAATTAGATCTACGTCGAAATTGCGCTCTTGATAGCTTGGGTCCGCCCTGGGATCCCACTCAAGCGTATCTATCGTCTGAGCGATTTTTTCTCGCGCTGTCGAGCAGACTAGATCCCAATGTCGCTCGAGCATCCCGATAAGCTCCATTGCATTCCTGTACAGCATTCGCGTAGGCGATATATCGTACTCTAGTATGCCTAGCCGACGCATCACTTCATAGTGCCGACGCCACATATAGGTTTTTTCGCGCAGGTGGCTCGCTTCGATTTCCATCCCATCGCAGGCAAAGACTGCCTGTCCGCTCCGGAGCGCTATTTTTACCTCCTCGTGGACCGTGTCCGGTAGGTAGGTAGATAGTGCTAGCGCTACCTGTTGCCATTTTGTTAGCTTTACGATGGGCTCCATTTCTTCATATTTCATCGGTTTTCTCCATTATTTTGGCGATAACGGCCCCCAAATCCGGTCCTTCCCACATATCGAGCTTACCGGACCGGTCCTTAGCGGACCACAGCCCGTCAGGCGCACACTGAAGGGCCCGCTGGATGTCGCCCTCGGCGTCCCGCTCGACGCGCATTGCTAGGACCTCATCGAAGAAAAATGGCAGCTCTTGGGATAGCCGCTTACCCGGCATCGAGGGCCCATACAGTATCCGCCCCTGCTCGTCTTGTGTTTTCTCGAGTTTTGCCGTCATTAGCACATGGCGGCCTGACAGGTCCCGAAACGCCCTGATTAATTGGGCCATTTTTTCATTGGTTTCGCCATATGCGGCGCGGCCGTCCTTTAACACCGCTTTTTCGCTCAACAGGCAGACCTCGGCGATCTCGCTGACGCTGTCCAGCGCGACGGACTCATAGCCCTTAGCCTCTTCACTTTCGGTCAACCAGGTATAAGCCTCGCCAAGGGTCGCCATCGAGTCTATCTCGATGTAAGGGATGTCCTGCCCCTGGAGCGACAGCAAGCCTGCCTCGGCTGATAAGATGATCGGCTTGGGGAGCGTCCCAATCAGCGTGGTCTTTCCGGCGCCTGCCTCGCCATAGACTAGCATCTTGACGCCCTGTGCGTGCACTTGACTAGTGCGCTTTAGATTAATTGCCATGTTTGACCTCCGTTTTGTATGCCCAGGCCACCCGTCGCCCCGTGCGGTCGGTGACCATGAATTGAATATTAGCTAACCAAAAATTAAACGTCAAGCTTTTTTTTCGTTTGTATAGCTTTTTTTCCTAAGATATCGATTGGGCGAGCTCTGCTGCGGCCTTATGGATCTCGAATAGCTGTTCGTTGACAAAGACGTAGATATCAGTCGAGCGCTCGA